GGGGACCCTTGCAAGGAACAAACGACCGCGACACTGCCTTTGCAGCCCTTTGTGCCCAGATCGGCGCTGTCATCCGTGCAGACCGCACGCTCGGCGGGCGTTGCGATTGGGTTGAGGCGGAAGCGCCACAGCCAGTGGATCTGCCCGTTGAGGGAGCGGCCAGCTTGAAGGCGGCGGTGATCCCGGTGGTGCTGCATTATTCCACATTAGACCCGCTTGGCTGAACAACTGGGCTGACCAATCGACCGAAACAATCAGCCTGACCCACCGCATAGTTTGAGGAGAATACAATGGCACGAGCCCAAGGGGCGCGGGCGCAGATGGCGCTCGCGTTTGAATCCGTTTACGGCACGCCGCCCGAGACCGGTTACGTCAAGATGCCTTTCGCCAGCGCGACGCTTGGCGCGGAGCAACCACTGCTCGAGTCCGAGCTGCTCGGCTACGGCCGGGATCCACTCGCGCCGATCAAGGACGCGTTGACCAGCGATGGCGACGTGGTGGTCCCAATTGATGCGATCGGCTTTGGCTATTGGCTGAAGGCCACCTTTGGCGATCCGACCACGACCGGCGCGGAGGCTCCCTACACTCACGAATTCCGCTCGGGCAGCTGGACCCTTCCAAGCCTCACCATCGAAATCGGCATGCCAGAAGTGCCGCGCTTTGCGATGTACGCGGGCTGCGTGGCGGATCAGCTGTCCTGGCAGATGCAGCGCTCCGGCCTGCTGACTGCCTCCGTCAGCCTCATTGCTCAGGGCGAGACCCCGGCGACCACCACCAGCGCAGGCACACCGACCGAGATCGCGCTGCAGCGGGGGTGGAAGCCGAAGTTCGTCTACGTGGACGGCGCGCTAAAACGCCCTGGCACGGGCGAGGACTATGCCGTCAGCTATGACGGGTTCATCTATTCGCTGATTTTCGCGGTGGCTCCAGCCACGGTGGACGTGGGCGTAATCTGCGTGCGGGAGGTCTGATCCATGACAGTATTCATTCAGAAGGGCGATGCGCCCCTCAGCGTACGGCAGGCCACCAAACGTGGCATGTCCTATGTCGTGTCCGATCTTGCCCTGGCGGGCGCGCGCAGAGGTGATGAGGAATTGTTGCGCGTCATCCCGCACGACAATTTGCCCGCCAGGCTCTTGGACGTGGTGCAGGCACTAGGGCACGTGTCTTACGAGGCGTTTGCTCTGGGCTGGGAAGCCGACAACTTCGTCAATGGCGAAAACAACCTGTTCAACCACCAGCTCTTGGCCTACCGGGCGGCGCAGGCGCGACTGGTGCGCTATCGATTGGCTGACGGCCGCTCAGAGGTGACCGAAGAGCAGCATGCGATTGTTGAACAGGGCCAGCCCTTGTTCAACGAGGAAACTGGCGATCCGGTGATGGAGTCCGTCGTTGTGCAGGTCGCGATCGACCCGCTTCCTGTAGAGATCGAGCAACCGGTATATGACGATACGACAGGCGAGCAGACCGGGACGATAATGGTGCCAAACCCAGAGGTTGTGCAGGACGATGCCGAGCGCGCTGCGGCTCAGGTCGTTATTGACAGCACGCCAGTAGACGTCATCGCGTTTGCGGAAGCAGAGGAGGCCGTGGGACCATGACGTCAAAGTTACTCAGCAAACGCTCCGCCGTGCCCGGAAAGGTGCCAACAACGGCACAGATCGATCTCGGGGAATTGGCCATCAACACCCGCGATGGCAAACTTTATCTCAAACGCGATAACGGCAACGGCACTTTCACAATCGTGGATCTGGGAACCGTCCGTTCCGTGGCGGGCAAGACCGGGGAGGTCATCCTGACCGCCACAGATGTTGGTCTTGGGCAGGTGAACAACACGGCCGATCGGGATAAGCCGGTCTCCACCGCCATGCAGACCGCGCTGGAGGCCATGGTCAGTGGCAGCCGCCGTGTTGAAACTGGCATTGGCCTCACGGGCGGCGGCGACCTCGCTGCGAATCGCACCATCGCTGCAGATGTCGCGAGTTTGGCCGAGGCGCGTGCTGGTGCTTCAGTCGAAAAGCTCATGAGCGCCGCCTCTGTCGAGCAGCATATGCTGGCCAATGCAATTGGCTGGGGCCAAACTTGGTCACAGGTCAACCGACAGGGTGGTGCCGAATACCTCAACGAAACCGGCCGTCCGATCCTGATCTCCTATTACGACACATCTTCTTCCCAGTGCCGGTTGTCCGGAGCCGCCTTGGGTGCGGGTTGGACCGTGATCGCTGCTGCCCGTTACGGTGTCAGTGCAACAGCAATCATTCCGGCAGGCTGGCGGTACATGTTCAGCTATACACCAGACTATGTTGCAATTTTAATGTGATTGCCTGTTTCAAGACGACAGAGGCCCGTTGCGGGCAACCCATTAGCTGTGTCACCTAAACCCGCAAACCAAAAGACGCGGGGCTAAGGGTGTGCGACGCATGTTTTCTGGCAATTGTTCGCTCGTTGTTCTTGTCGCCTTCTCCGGCGAATGCACATATCTCACCGTCGGAGGCCGCTGAGATACTTGCCATAGCCGTTCTTGCCGAACTGCTCTGCCCGGGCTTTAAGTTGATCTTGGTCAATCCAGCCCATCTCATAGGCAACCTCGTCGGGCGAGCCCACTTGCTGGCCTTGGCGTTCGGTCAAGGTACGCACAAAATTGCCCGCATCCAGCAGGCTGGCATGGGTGCCGGTGTCCAGCCAGGCAAAGCCACGCCCCATTTTCTGAACGTTTAGCCCGCCGTCTTGCAAGTAGCTTTCCAAAAGGCTGGTGATCTCGAGCTCACCGCGGGCCGAAGGGCGCACAGCCTTCGCCCGTTCAGGCGCAGTGCCGTCAACAAAATAAAGCCCTGTGACGGCATAGTTCGAGGGCGGCGCGGGGGGTTTTTCTATGATCGCCCGCACAGTTCCATCTTCCTCGAAATCCACCACACCATAGCGCTCAGGGTCGGCCACGCGATAGCCAAAGACCGTGGCACCTGTTGCGGTTTTGTCGGCCTCTTGCAGCAGGTTGGGCAGACCATGACCAAAAAAGATATTGTCCCCCAGCACCATGGCGGAGGGTGCGCCATCAAGGAACGTCTCGCCCAAGATGAAGGCCTGCGCCAGCCCGTCGGGACTGGGCTGGATCATATAACTCAGCGACACGCCCCATTGGCTGCCATCGCCCAGCGTGCGCTGGAATTGGTCTTGGTCATGCGGCGTGGTGATGATCAGGATCTCGCGAATGCCAGCCAGCATCAGCACCGTCAGTGGATAATAGACCATCGGCTTGTCATAGATAGGAAGCAGCTGCTTCGAGACGCCCATGGTGATGGGGTAAAGCCGCGTGCCGGAGCCGCCTGCCAGGATAATGCCTTTGCGTTGTGTCATGTGGTGATCCCTAATTCTCTCACGGTCTCGGCCAGGCCTGTACGCCAATCAGGGCGGGAGATGCCGAATACTTGTTCTGTGGTCTGGCAGTCTAGCCGCGAATTCAGTGGCCGTGCAGCGGGCGTGGGGTAATCACGCGTTGCGATCGGGGAAACGCGCATGGTTCGCCCGGTTTGCGCAAAAATCTCACGGGCGAACGCGCACCAGATGACGTCTGGCGCACCGCTGAAATGATAGGTCCCAGCTTTATCAGGGTCGTCACACAGCTGCTGCGCGATCGACAGGCAAGCTGCGGCAATCGCACGGGCGGGCGTGGGGCCACCAATTTGGTCGTCAACTACGCTGAGCTCATCGTGGCTTTCTGAGAGGCGTAGCATTGTTCTAACAAAATTGCCGCCATGCGCAGAAAACACCCAAGATGTGCGCAGGATCGCGTGGGTACATCCTGCGGCGCGGAGTCCTTGCTCGCCCGCCAGTTTGGACCGGCCATAGGCGTTTTGCGGCGCAGTTTTGTCATCAGGCGCCCAAGCACGCGTACCGGTGCCAGCAAAGACGTAGTCGGTCGAAATATGCACCAGCGGAATATTCAGTGTGGCGCAGGCCTGCGCCATGGCAGCGGGCGCATCACCATTTATTACGGTGGCGAGTACCTCTTCATCTTCCGCACGGTCCACGGCGGTGTAGGCTGCCGCGTTGATTACGGCGCGGGGCCGATGGGCGTGGATGGCGGCGGCGCAAGCAGTGGGATCCGACAGATCCACCTCGGCGCGTCCCAGCGCTACGATATCGGCCAAAGTCCGAAGCTCGGTTGCAACTTGTCCAGTTCGACCAAAGACCAGAACGTCTGTCATTGTGCAGGTTTCTGGTCCGTGCCCAACCGCTGACCCACACCCTTGCGTGCCAGCAGCGGACGCCACCAATCCTCGTTTTCAAGATACCAGCGCACGGTGCGCTCCAACCCTTCTTCCACGGTCACTGAAGGGCGCCAGCCCAATTCCTCGCGGATGCGGCTGGGGTCGATCGCATAGCGCGCGTCGTGACCGGGCCGGTCGGTGACAAAGGTAATCAGATCGGCGTAGCTGCCCGCAGCGCACGGGTGCAGCCTGTCCAGAATCTGACAAATCGTGCGCACCAGTTCGAGGTTCGTGCGCTCGTTTTCGCCGCCAATGTTGTAGCTGCGCCCAATCTGGCCTTTTTGCGCCACTAAGAGCAGCGCATCAGCGTGGTCCTCGACATAGAGCCAGTCGCGGACATTACTGCCATCGCCATAGATTGGCAGTGAATTTCCAGCCAGTGCATTCAGAATGACAACGGGGATCAGCTTTTCGGGGAAGTGATAGGGCCCGTAATTATTGGAACAATTGCTCAGCACGACAGGCAGACCATAGGTTTCATTCCAGGCGCGTACCAGATGGTCGGAACTGGCCTTCGACGCTGAATAGGGGCTGCGCGGATCGTAGGGCGTGTCTTCCGTGAACAGCATAGCAG